ATTCCTACATGGCATCAAATTAACTATTCAAACAAGCGTCATTTCTTATCACTTCCTGATGTAGCATGGCACGATTATGTACAATGGCCAGAAGATAAGCTAATTTTACAATCATAATCTACCTACTTAATTATTTGCATAAATAGTTGTATGAGCAATATAATTGGATACACAACAATAGACCAACCATACACAAGTAGCAATCTATCTGATATAGATTTAGCGAAGCGTGACCTGCTGAATCACTTTCATATCCGTAAAGGAGAGAAGTGGACAGACCCTGAGTTAGGTTGCGATTTACCATTATACATATTCCAACCTTTAGATGACATTACAATGGATGCTATTAAAGAAGAAGTGTATAGTGTAGTAAATTATGATCCAAGATTTACAGTTAACGATACTAATATTATTGTTAATCAAGATGCTCACTATGTTACTATTAACGTAAAGCTAACATATGTACCAACAACAACTGCAATAGATTTGCAGATCAAATTCGATAACGAATTTCAACAGAACGCAGAGTTTTAATTATGGCACAAAAAACTAGACAAACAAAATTATTTGCGGCAGAAGACTATACAGTTGTATACGAATCATATATCAATGCAAACTTTCAAGCATTTGATTATGATACTATGCGATCAGCTATGGTTGATTATGTACGCAACACTTACCCAGAGAATTACAATGATTGGGTAGAATCAGCAGAATTTGTATCACTACTAGATGTAGTTGCACAATTTGGACATAACTTAGCATATAGAGTAGATTTAAATGCAAGAAACAATTTCTTAACAACATCCAAAAAACAAGAGTCAGTGTATAAGCTGGCAGAGTTTTTAGGATATCAACCAAGACGTAATGTGCCAGCGTATGGTGAGATGAAAGTTATTGCAGTTAAAACAAATGAAGCAGTTATTGGTAGTGCCGGAACAAGTTTAGGTGGAAATGAAATTAAATATGAGATTACAAACAACTCTAGTAATTTAGATGATTTTATTACAGTACTGAATGCAGCATTGCAAAACAGTAATCGATATGGAAGTCCTGCTAAAAGTTCAGTAATTGATAATATCAAAACAGATTTTTATAATTTAAACAATACATCAAATCAAATTAAGTTTGATATTGAAGGTACTGCACTCGGTAAGTCTGCAACGTTTAATGTTATTAATAGTGAGTACGATAGTGTTAACAGAACATTTACAGAAAAAATGCCAGACCCAGTAAGTTCATTTGGAGTTTATTTTAAAAATGACGGCAAGGGCATTAACAGTATTAATAGTGGATTCTTTGCAGGAGTTAAGCAAGGATCATTAGCATACCAAGACTTTGTTATATCAGATCCAATTGACAACGCAGTGCTTGATGTGACTGCAACAGACATTAACCAAAACGATGTATGGGTGCAAAACATTAATGAAACTGGAAACGTTTCTAAGCAATGGACAAAAGTTTCAGATGTAAATGGAAACGTAATTTATAATAACTTAGCTAATGGTGTTAGAGATGTATACAGTGTTAAGACTAGAGCAAACAATCAAATTTCAATTGTGTTTCCAGATAGAGCATTTGGTAATATTCCAAAAGATACAATAAGAGTTTGGTACAGAACTAGTGCTAATAGTACATACGTTGTTAGACCAGATGACTTAACAAATAAAAAAGTACAAATAAATTATACAGGATTAGACGGAAACGTATACACACTTGCATTAACGCTACAATTAAAACAGCCAATTGCAAATGCAAGTTCAAATGAAACACTAGACAGCATTAGAGAAAATGCTCCTAGAAATTATGCTACACAAGATAGAATGATTACTGCAAGTGATTATAATACGATGCTTAGTGGTAGCAATGGCGGACTTGTTAAAATTAAAAGTGTAAACAGAACATTCAGTGGGCACAGTAGATATTCTAAATTTACAGATCCAACCGGTATGTATTCTGATTTATATTTACGTGGAAGCGATGCAGTAGTTTCAGAAAGTGAAAAGCTAGTTTCGTATTCAACATCAAGTTCAGATTCATCAACGCAGATATTTGAAAAATATGTTAAAAATATTATTAACAATGATGAATTTGTAAATTTATATTACACAAGATTTAAAACAACATTTGAAAACCTAGCAACTTCAGCAGGATATACTACAGACAAATTTACATGGATTAGTCCTAGTACAACTGCTAGTGGTGCAAAAAATGGATATATTACAGATCCAAACAATGCAGGATTAATTCAACGTGTAGGTGAAACTTCAGATAATTACATGAAGTATATAACACCAGGAGCAATGATTAAATTTAAAAAGATCAACGGTGAAGAACTGTGGTCTAAGGTTATAAGTGTATCAATGAACGGATTGGGCATAGAAAATATTGGAGCACAAGCTGGTGCACCAACAGGTAAGCGTAAGGACGGTACAGGTGCAATTGTGTTGGATAGTATTATTCCAGGACAAAGCACAATTGAAGTAATTTATCCAGCATTGTCTAGAAGATTTATTTCTAGAGAACGAGATATTATTAAAACATATTTAGATGCTAAAAGATCATTTAGTGTAAAATATAATTACAAAAATAAAAGTTGGGATGTTGTAAGTGAAAACATTGGTAACATCAATGATGCATACCCAAATACTTTTGCATTGGGAAGTGATAGTTGGATTTTATATTTTAACTACACAGGATCATCATTTGATATTTACTTGAGAACAGTTAGATTTAATTTTACAAGTAGCTCAGTTAGACTAGGAAACATACAAAACGAATATGATTTAAGTTCGTATACTAAAAAAGCTAAACGTGATCAAATAAAAATGTTTGACGCAGTTGGCAGTACAATAGTAGAAACTGGAAAGTTCTTTGTATATGGATATGATCAAGCTAGCACTAACAATTATAGATTAGTGTTAATAGATGGAAACGCAGATAGCAGACCAGATAACCCATTAGCATTTACTGGAGTAGTAGGAACTGGTAACACAACTAAATCAAATTTAAATTTTGAATGGCAACATGTTACAACAGATAATCAAGTAGTAGATCCTAGCTTTACAAATGTTATAGATGTGTTTGCATTAACATCAGCATACGATACTAGTTATAAGAATTGGTTAAATGGTACAGTTTCAAAACAACCATCACCACCAACAAGCTATGCATTATCGCAACAGTTTGGATCAATTGAAGGCAAAAAAGCAATGAGTGATACTATTGTTTATAAGCCAGTTAAGTATAAACCAATATTTGGTACACATGCTGACCCAGAACTAAAAGCAAGATTTAGAATTATTAAATTATATGGATCAAATATTACAGACAGTGATTTAAAATCAAAAACAGTAACAGCTATAAATGAATTCTTTAGTTCATCAGAATGGGACTTTGGAGAAACTTTTTACTTTACTGAGTTAGCGGCATATGTACATAAGGAACTAGCAGGCGTACTAAGTAGTTTTGTTATTGTACCACAAGGAACCGGAACAACATTTGGAGACTTGTTTGAGTACACACCAAACACAGACGAGATGCTAATTGCAGATGTAACAGTAAATGAAATTGATATTATTCAAAACATTACAGACGAAAATATTAGAGCAGGAAGTTAATAAATGGCTAAGAAAAAAGCAGGACAATCTAAGGTAAACAATATAAAAACGAATAAGTTTTTACCAGGTGTATTTCAAACTGATCTAAATAAAAGTTGGTTAGATAGTACATTAGATCAAATGGTTTCTAAAGGACCACTTGATAATATCAATGGTTATGTTGGATCAAAAAATGGTGCAACTGCAAATATTAATGATTCTTATATTGAACCAAAATTTCATATACCTCTTAGAAGTAAAGCTCAACTAAAGCCAGGTGTTGTTAGTTACAACGATAATTTACAAGTAACTAATCAACTTACTATAGATGACATTGCTCATTCTATTAACACAAACTTTGATGCATACAATTATAACTCTGCATACAATACAGAAATATATTCATACAGCCCACCGGTTGATGTTGACAAACTAGTTAACTTTTAAAATTATATTTGGGCAGAAGAGTTACCAGTATACGAAAGTATATACACAGGTGCTAGTAAAAATCCATTAGTAGATTCTAAGCATCGTACATTATACACACTAACAGATGATAACAATACGTTTAGCGTTGAAGACCATATGCTTATTAAGTTTACTGGTTCAGGTTGGAACGTAGCTGTTAAAGACAAAACATTTATTGTAACTGGTGTAGGTACATTTGTTACATTTGAAGAATTTAGAGATGAGAACACTAGAAGAGTATATCACAGTGTTGTACCTCATACACAAAACAACGATGGCATATGGGACGACAGTAAAGTTCATCGTGTTATTCCAAACAAGCAAAACAAATATTGGCAAGCCGGAGCAAGAAACTTTTTAACATTAATTAATGATTATAATAACGATGCTAGCCAACTACCAATCTTTGATGGCTTCCATTATACAGATTTAAAATCTAATCCAACTCAGTTAGTTGAAGGTGTATTAATTAGATTTGATTCTAATGATTGGTTTTATAATAATGCAGAGCAAAAAGAAAACATATACATTGTTGATAGATTTCCAGACGGTGAACTAACACTTAGACAAGTTGTAACAGCAACATGGAGTGTAGATCATTGGACACTTTCTACAAGTTCAACTGCTAAAGCAAGTGACATTGCAAAACTAAAAAACATAGCAAAGTTTGATATGAATGGCGAACTTGCATGGGACTTTGGATTACCAGTTGAACCTATTTTAGATTACATAGTAATTGCTAAAGAAGATTTATTTCATACAGCATGGAGTAGAGCCAACCATTGGGTAAACATTAGTACAGTTAGAAAACTAATGACATTGTTACCTGATCATAACTTTGACGACATACTATCAAATAAACGTAGAGCAAAAAGACCAATCATTGAATACAATGCAGGCATTAATTTACACAACAATGCAAGGCATCACGATTATGAAGATGACCCAACATACATTGGTGCAATAGACTTTGGTGTAACAGCATCTGATAATATTAGCGTTATGCCAGTTGGTTCAACATATGTTTATATAGATAGCACACAAGATAAAGTTTATAAGTCAACAAGTACTACACCAACAACAGTTATGACAATGGCAAATAATTATTGCTTAACAATTAAGAGTATACTAAATGCAAACAAACTTAATTGGCAACACAGTGACGTATGGTACGTTAATAATAAATTTACTCTAGCACAACAAAAAACAAAAGTCAACCAATATCCACTTTACAAATTCTTTACAGACGAAGGAGTTGCATTTGAAGATATAGTAGGTACAAACTTTACAGGTGAAAAAATATTTGGATACAAAGAAGGTACTGGTGCAGTTGATCCAGAACTTGGATTACAATTAAGTTATAAAGATTCTCCAAAGGGTGCTGAATATGAATTTGAGAATTTCATATTAACAAGCAAATATAAAAACACATTACAAAATTCAGAGAATCCAAAAATAACATTTAATAAATCAGGACAAGGTTATAACTTATATAAAAGATATGACAAACTTGAAACTGTTTACAGACAGTCTGGAATGCCAGCTGGTGCATTAACAACTGAACAATATAAAATTACAGTGGGTGACAACAACTTAACTATTCCATATGGATACAATAATTGGGATAGCACACAAGCATTTGTACTACACAAGAAAAATAATAAGTTTACCTTATCAAGATTAAATGTAGACACAGGTAACTTCTTAGAACAAGATGTTCCGTCTATACAAACACTACATAAGAATACTAATATTAAAGTATATAACTTAACAACTGAAACTATAAAATATTTTGTTCCAGGCAATACAGAAGTTACACCAACTACAAGTTCACAAACTGTTGGCGGATTAGTAATTGAAAAAGATGCAAACAACGTTGTTGAGTTTTCATTAACTACTGACAGTGTTAGCATTGTAGTTGAAGGCAAAGTGTTATCAATGGTTACTTCAATTGATAATCAAGATGATTTAAATTATTCAATAACAAATAACGGAAACAAAATTAACGATTCATATATTACAATAAACAATAATAGCATTGTAATAAGCGAATTTGCATTTAAAGAAAATGATATAATTGATTTTAGTTTTAGAAGCAACGAAAATAAAATAGCCACAACAATTAGCTATCCAGAAGTTATGGGACACAACGTACATAACGAAGCAATACAAACGTTTACAATAAGTGAAACGCTTGAACATTGGATTAGTAAATTAAATGTTAATCCAAAATTTGATGGCAACTCGTTTTCAGAAAATAATTATAGCAGTGTAACACATACACCATATTATGGTGGAACATTATATATGCGTAAACATGATAGTATAATGCATGACGTTAGTTACTCAGACGAAGATATAGATGTTACTGGTTCATTAGTTGAACAAGCTGCAGATTGGATTTCATTTAGAAACAGAGTACTAGCACAAGTAAAAAGATTATATCAAATCAATCCTTACACAGATATTAAAAGTATAACAGATGATGCAATTAGCGAGATACTAAAAAATAAAAGAACTATTGATTTACACAAAACTTCTAACATGTTATATGCAGAAGCAGAAGTAACACAGACTATAAAAATTACTGATACAAGTGTTTTATCTTACAAAACAAATTATATATTCAATGGTGATTTAAATATTAGAGATCATGTATATGTTTACCTTACTGATACAAATGGAAAATTAATATTACAAAAAGATACAGACTATACAATAATTGGTAATACAATTTATTTAACAAGTTTAAGTGCTACTGCTACTGAACTAGAAGTAATATATCATAACATGGACTCAGATAGTTTTGTTCCAGCAAGTTTAACTAAGCTAGGATTAGCAAAAGGTTATAGACCAATTGTAAGTGACAATGTGTTATACACACACGATGGTCAAGAATATACTTTAACAAGTACTGCTAACTTAACAGACATTACATCAGCAAACTTTGATGTAGTGCATGCAGTATTATTAGATATGGAAAATAGAATATACGCTGGTCTTGTATTACAAGATACAATGTATGATGCAAAACAGTATGCTTCGTACACAGACTTCTTGCCTAACACACAACATAGCACATGGTATACATTAAACATTTTAAATAATTATACAGAAAAGTTTTACACAAAATGGGCAGGTATAAGAAATGTAACTGAAACTAATATATACGACCAAGCGGATAAGTTCACATGGAACTATAGTACAATACAGTTTAATAATTTTGAAACACCAGGACACTACAAAGGAGTGTACACACTTCTGTTTGGTACAGCAACACCACATTTAACTCCTTGGCATATGCTAGGATTTGGATTTAAACCAACATGGTGGGATGCAAATTATAGTTGGACAAACAATACTAAACGTGATGCATTAATTAATGCGTTAACAAATGGTATAGTATCTCAGCCAAGCAAGCCAGTAGAGCAAGATTTAAAATACGCTAGGTTTAATTGGGACTGGTTAACTAGAAGCCCAGTAACAGTAACAGGCGTACTGGAAGATCCTACAACAGTAATTGGTTTACCTAACTCAGCTGATGCAGCACAAGACTTTGTATTTGGTGATTATGGTCCTATAGAATATATGTGGAGAAACTCTGCACAAGGACAAGCAACAATGGTTGACGCTGTTCTAAAATTAAATCCAACTACAGCATGGACTAGTTTCTTCCAGCCTGGATTTATAAAAGAAAGTATTAATGGATTACCACAGACTTATTATGATAAACAATTAACTGCAACAGCAAAATATAAAATACCGGGCATAGTTTATGATAAAACTATTACGAAAGTAACTGTATCAAATTCACCAAGTGGACTAACAACTGATTCAGAATTTATTATTATTGATGACTTTACAAGTTCAAGAGCACGTGCTAAATTTAAAATAACAGATGGCAAAATTAATAGTGTCAGTTTAATTGATCGTGGAATTAATTTCACAGGTGATCCTATTGCAGTACATAAACTTGGTACTGACATTCAACCAATAACAATAGACTTTAAAGTTAATGAAGTTCCATTTGTTGCAAACGGATTAGCACAAGCACAATATAACTTTGCAAAAAGAAATCAAAAAGATATAAGCCATGAACAACTTTATAAAAACTTAACAACTAAACTAATACAAAAAGTTGGTGGGTTTACTAGCAAACATTTACTAAATGTATTTGCTGAAAGCAGTGTTAATGGTGATTTCCAATTTGGACAAGCAGACTTTGATGTTACTATGTACACAGGTAAGCCAACACAATTGCCAACAGCAAGTGCATTGTTTATTACTAAAAGTATAGCTGGATATAAAGTTAATGGTATAAGCAACAACAAACAAGAATTTAATTTTTATGAACCTAACACAGCAGGTTTAGAATATGACGAAATAACAATAGCTAACTCAACTGTTAAAAGATATAAAAGATTTGTTTCTACTCCTAGTGTGATTGAATATAATGCACCTGTAGAAAAAATACAAGATGTCTATAACTTTATACGAGGCTATTGGATGTGGATGGAAACAAACGGATACACATTGGAATTTGACAAGGACAATTCAGCTGCAGACTTTGTAGGCTGGGCCAAAACATCTTCTAACAATGACATTTATATTTTACAAATAGGTAGAAAGATTTCGTTTAAACCAACACATGGAACAGTACTTGAATATAATAAATTAACATACACTAACAATGATGTACTATCAATATATAATAAAAGATTAGACAACAGTGATTTAAGTATTAACAGAAAAGAAGGTACTGCTTACATAGAAACAAAAGATAAAGAATTTATTGGAAGTATTACAAGTGCAGTATTAGATTATGAACATGCAATTATATTTGAAAAGAAAACTAAACTTGGTGTTGATGTATTTGACGATGTAAAAGATAAAGTACAAAATAGATTGTTAATAAAAGGACAACGAACACAAGACTGGAACGGTGAAAAGAAAGCACCGGGATACTTAGTATTGGATAATCATATTGTTGAAAATATTGATAGTGCAGTTCAAAGTATAGACGACATTTATAGAACTGATGTAGATGAATTTAATTCAGCATTAGGAAAAGCAAAAGACCTGACAATAGGAAATATAGAAAAAACATGGACACAAGATTTGGGATTAAACAAAAATGTAATCACAAAAATGCATCAAGGACTAATAGGAAATACAGGTACAACTACAGCGTTAGATAGAATTGGTAGATCAAATATATTAAATGAAAACGGAACTGACATTTCAGTATACGAACAATATATGTTTAGACAATCAGAACTAGGTAACAATGATATTGAAGAACCTTTTGAATTTGAAATTACGTCTTCTGATATTTCTTCTTCGCCGCAAATCATTGCATTAGATGATTCGGTTGTTGGTCCAATTGAGTTATTAAATGTGTCACCGGAAAAAATTGTTAATGATAAAGATTTAACATTTGATACTAATTCGTTTGCTAACAGCATTGTTGATATACTTACAGGTGGTGAACCGTTATCAACAGAAACAAAATATAAAATACTTACTGCAGATCAATTATCTACAGTATGGGATTCAAATGCGTCATATGCAAATATTCCAAGTTGGAATAACTATACAAGTTATAAATTAGGTGACGAAGTTAGGCACGAAGGACAGTTATGGGAATGTCAAGTTGACTACACAGGTAAAACAGAAACAACAGCGAACATAGAATTAAAAGCTAGAAACGCAGGAATAGCATTTCCTTCTGGAACAGTTGCAACGGTAGCTGGAACAACAACTACATTTGCATCAGAAAAAACAGAGTATCAAGATATAGTAGCAGTAGGAAGTACAACTAATCCTACGTTTGCTCCAACAGAAACATTAGTAATAGATGGTATTGGAGTAGGCTTCGTTAAAGAAACAGAAGTTCCGGTAGTTACAGGGCCTGCAGTTATAAGAGCAAACTCAGGACCAAAACAGTTTACAGATGTAACAGGAAAGAGTATTACTATTAATGGAGTGTTAGTTGACTTTGATAATACACCAGCAGATGTTATTGAAACATTTACAGGTGTTGATAATGGAATAGCACCAGCAGTTGATCTTGAAGATACATTTACATTATCAACTGTTCTTAGTGCAAGTACATATGGTATTTCAAGCATAACAGTTGGTGGAACAGTAACAACAGCATATTCAGTAAGTGGACAAAATATTACATTTACAACTGCACCAGCAGACGGTGTTGCAATTAGTGTAACACTTGTACATGTTGCAAATCAAATGTCAACAACTGAGATTAGAGATTTTATTAACAGTGTAGGAATAACAGGCTTAACTGCTAGCTTGGTAACAAGTTTTAACTTACTAGAACTATCGTATACTACAAGTGTAGTAGGAGATAACTTAATACTATCTGCATCTACAACAAATACAGATTTAGGATTTACAGCAAATGGTTCAACAATACAAGCACCTAGTGAACTTCAAACACAAAATGCTAACTTAGTATTGTCAGATATTGTTACACAAATTAATGCTACAAACGGATTAGAATTAGTAACAGTAGATGCATTTAATAATGCACTAAGACTAACAAGCACAGATACTAAAAGAACATTAACAGTAAGTGGATCTGCTCAGGCATTACTAGGACTAAATGCAAACTATAATGCAAGCACAACACAAACTCAAATAGATACAACACACCAACAAGCGGCAGTATTAATACAGAATTCATTAACAACAGCAGGTATAACACATACATCTGTTAACTATGTTAGTAACCAAATTGTTATAAGTTCAACAAGTGATAGTATTGACATGGGTACTGGAACATTTAATAACATAGCTGGCTTTGATAGTGGTGTAACTAATGCTAGAGATGCAGGAGTTGTAAATCAATTTACTGCAACTAAACAAGTTGGTTCAGTAACAATACCTCATTTTACAGCATTAACTTCAGATAAAGATCCAGCAATGTTTAATATATTAATTTCAGATGATAGTGCATTTGAAGTAGAAACCAAAGGTGGTGTAGCAACTAAATTCTATGGTTGGAATGTATTACAAGTACAACCTAAAGCAGGAACTCCATTGTTTAGTCAAAGCAAAGACGATGAGACACATTGTGGAATATGTGCAGGTACATTAAGTAGAGATGGCAACGATGCAGAAGTAACAACAAACGTAGCACATGGCTTTGAAGTTGGTGATTATGTAATGCTAGTGAACACAGACACTACTCCACCTATCGATGGTATACACAAAGTTACTAAACTAGGAACAGAAAGCAACGTTTTCTACATAGATGAATTTATTGAAAAATGTGGTAATGCAGTATCTGTATTACCGTTAGTTACAACAAGATTTGCAAGTGAACCAAAAACTGCAACAGCACTATCAGATGCAAATTGGAATCTTCCAAACAATACATTAATATGGGAGAAGTTCAATAACGCACAACTAGGAACATGGGTACACTCAGTATCAGGATCAAACAAAACGTTTGTAAGATCAACCACAAGCAGACCTTCTCAATATGATATTGATAATGTTACAATTTACAATCAAGCAGACAATACCACAAAGGTTCAACTAGAAGCATTTGACCCTATGAGAAGAATCCTTCCAGGTGTTGCTATGCAAAACTTAGAATATATAGAAGTTGCAGATAATGCAATTTATAATACAAGCACAGATGATGTTACAGCCACTGATGAGAATAATGCATGGGGCACAGAGCAAGTAGGAACAAGATGGTGGGACACTAGCAAAGTACGTTACTATGATTATGATCAAGGTAGTGTAAGTTATAGAACAGACATGTGGGGCAAACTATATCCTGGCAGCGAAATTGTTGTATGGGAATGGATTCAATCTACAGTAGCACCAGATGATTATGCAGACGCAGTTAAGTCTAGCAAGGAAATGTTTGGAGTTATAGCAACAGGTGAAGCATATTCAGTTGTTGATAACAAAACCAATGAAACAGATTATTATTATACAATTGATAAAATTTGGAACAACTCTACTAACACATACGATAATGTTTACTATTTCTGGGTTAGGAATAAAACTACAATAAACAATCAAAGATCTTTGTCAGCATTTGATGTTGCATCAATGATTGAGAATCCAACACAGTCTGGTATTGCTTGGTATGCAGTGTTAGATAGCAAAACATTTATCATTGACAACATCAACTACTATGTAGAAGATAAAAATACAGTATTACAAATTAACAAAGCACCAGACAAAGTTAACTCTCATAACGAGTGGACACTTATTGCCAAAGACAAAGATACCATTCCAGGATATTATATCAGAGGTATGAAATATAATTTAGCAGGACAAGATCTAAATGCTTCTAAGATTCCATATCAAACTTTACATAGATTTAGTAAGTATGGAGATAACTTTGACGAAGGACAAACATGGTTTAATAATTTATACGAAGCTAGAAGAAATACAGCTACAGCTATAAATGGATTACTAAAAGATATTTGGATAGATGCTCAATATCATAATACTTGGAACAGAACAGCATTTAACAAATCATTTCCAACATACTTATGGAATTGGATTGATTACAAATTAAAAACATACACCGGTACATTTAATCATACAAAGATTATTCCTGGTGCATATGATTTAATTAATGTAGACAGAACATATCATAATGTAGTTAAAGTTGTTAAGAGAGGTACAAACAATCTTGACAGAAGTGAGCTATATGCATATAATAATGTTACTAACGTTTGGGAATTAGTTCTTAAAAAGAATGTTACAATCGAACTTAATGTTGATGCATTATGTCCTACCAAAGGTTGGGATGCAGATGCATGGGACTCGGATAGATTTGATCAAGCAAACGTTGGCGAGTATTGGATTACATTAATAACAGCATTACACGAAGACTTGTTCATTGCACATAACAAACACAAGATAAACGAACTGTTCTTTATAATTGTTGACCATGTGCTAAGTTCTTTGCCACAAACAAACTGGATAAGAAAAACTACATATGTTAAATTAGAACTTACAAGTCCTTTTGATTCTACAACTAAAAAGTACACAAGAGATAAAACAAATAACATAATTGGTTATGTTGAAGATGTAAAACCGTATCATACTAAGATAAGTTCTACAAACATGCGACATGCAACAGATACAGAGGAAGTAAAATTAACAGTAACTGATAGCCACACATTAAAGGTATCAGAGAAAGCTGATGAAGAAATTAAAGTAACTCCAACAGAATTATTAAACATCTTAGTTCAAACAAATGCTTCAGGTAGTACACATGCAACTGATTCATTAACGTTTGCACACATACAAGATGATGCTGGTACAGTTAATGCATATGCATTAACCGAAGCACTAGAAACAACATTAAGTGTGGCATTGAATGCCACAGATACTACCATAACTGTAGCAGACACTACAGCATTTGCTAACACAGGTACATTGTACGTAAGTGGAGAACTTATAGAATACAGTAAAACTGATGCAACAACGTTAGCAATAACAAATCGTGCAGTATCAAATACATTTGCTATTAAAGGAGCAATAGGAGATTCAGTAACACAGGTTAATACGACACAACTTACATATGCTAATCCGCAAACGACACAAGCATATAATACAACAGGCGAGTCGATATTAGCCAGCTCTACCTCTACACAAGCACAAGAGTTGCAAGCAGAAGGAAAGGGTATTGAATTATAACGCTACTTTATCGTAAGGCATAAATAGTGTATAAGGAATAGGTATAATGAAAACATTAAATGAAAAATCAAAAGTTGCAGTGGAAGGTCACGTTTTAATCAAAGATTTTGATACAAGTGAAGTACTACTCGACAAATACAACGCAATTAATTTCCAAAATTTTGCATTAGCAGTAGCTCATGCAATGGGTGGAGTGAATAATAGTGGTGGAAACAGCTATATTATTAATAAACTAGCGTTTGGTTATGGTGGTACATCGATTGACTCGGGTACAGGAGCTATAACATATAATGCACCTCAAGTAACAGGTACTTCGGGTTCTTTGTATACAGCTAGTAAAGATAATACAGATCCAAGTAATCCAGTAGACTTACAAGTTAACGTATCAAACTTTTACGTAACAGATACAGCAAACCAACCATATTCAGATCTAGTATGCAACACAGTATTAGATTATGGATTTCCAGCAGATGCTCAAACACTTGATAATGCAAGTGACTTTGATACAGCTGGCAATTTCGTATTTGACGAAATTGGTTTAGTTGACGGCACTGGTAACTTTTTAACACACTTAATTTTTCATCCTATCCAAAAAAGTAAAAATAGAAAATTAGAGATTATATATACTCTAAGAATTAGAGCAGGAGTTTAAACATGGCATATACAATTAACAAATACAATGGTACAACAGTTACAGTAGCTGATGATACCCTTAATGTAGAAACTAGCTTGCGTTTAGTAGGTAAAGACTATATTGGTTATGGTGAAGCTATAGCACAAAACTCTGTTAGCTTACTAGAAAACTTTGCAAGCGAAACAGCACCAACTAATCCAATAGAAGGACAACATTGGTGGAAACCAAGCACAAAAACGTTAAACGTTTACCATAACAGTTCATGGTTAGGAATCGATGCAGGCACAGGTGTTGTATCAATTAAAGATACAAATGACATAGCTCATTCGGTTTATGTAACACGTGCTAACGGTATTCCAGTAACTATAACAAGTTCAGATACAACAGCATGGGCAATCAAATCAACGGAAACAGAATATTTACAATACTTTCTAGATGGTGGTGCTGGTGCAACAGCAACTATTAACGCAGGTATTAATCTTAATACAGTAACAGCATCTGCAATGAAGTTTCACGGAACAGCAACACATGCACAGTATGCTGACGTTGCAGAATTGTACACAGCAGACCAACAATTTGAAGCAGGAACATTAATTATGTTAAGCGATGGTGGCGGTGCAGAAGAAGTAACACAAACATTACATCAAAAAGATCCTAAAATATTAGGAGTTGTAACAACAGACCCAGCATTACTAATGAATGCAAAACTAAACGCAGGTAGTAAATTTGCAGTAGGTGTAGCATTACTAGGAAGAGTTCCTTGTAAAGTTGTTGGAAAAGTTGACAAGGGTGATAGAATTTGCTCAAGTGATACAAAAGGACATGGAATGTCAGCGGATATTAATGTCGATGAGTATACATGGAAACATGTTATAGGCAGAGCATTAGAATCCAAGTCAAGCGAAGACGCAGGTACTATCGAAGTTATTGTTGGAGTAAAGTAAATGCCCACTAAGCCGGCTACAGTTTTAACAGGCACCATTATTGATGCCACACACATGACAGATCTCATGACATACTACAATGAGATTTGGGCTGGCGGATCGTATTCATACGATACTAATCATAGTTCAACAACAGACGATAGAAGATTTGGTTGGGGTCAAACTCCATCTACATTAACACCAACACCAGTAACTGGTGTACTAATTACAGCAGACATTTTTAATCAAGCAATAGCACAAGTAAATGCTGGACAATATCATATAAGTGATGTGCCAGGAAACTTATTAATAAAACTGGCCGCAGGTGATCTTATAAAAGCAACATCAGCACCATTGTCTCCTACACAATATAATAATGTAATAACAAAAATTACTAACATAGAAAATAATAAGTATGCAGTTGATTGGTCAGATTGGGATAAAGATAGACTTGTATCATTGAATACTCAAGCATGGGATGAAGACTTATCAATTGTACATAAGTTTTCTTTTACAGACTATAATGAAGCTAGACACTTTTTTAATAGCGGCGGAGAGCTAACATTAGAATTAGAAATGGACCCAGGTGGAGCGCCAGGTAATGATGTCTGGAGACAAGTGTTTGATCAGTTTGATAGTATTAGAATAGGTGCAGAAACTTGTCGTGTAGTTGCAGACAATGTTTACGATGTATTATCTACAAGTACTGTTAACCCACTAGGCTTTTACAATGGTATTGCATTTGGACAAGACTTTAATACTATATTAGATGCAGGTGTATTTAAATTTGCTGGAGCACAAGGTGAATACGAATATGCATATGTTTATGTGTACAGTGAATACAACAGTAGAAGAATTCAATTACAAATTAAAGCAGATGAATTAGGCGGAACATTTAACGTATATGTTAGAGTTAACTTAATAGAAGATGAAGATGATACATTTGCAATTACACAACCTATAAAATTATATTCAGGTTGGGTTAATCCAACACAAGCACCTACAGCAGGTGATGGTAATGAAAGTTATATGACTGCTAACAGTGGAACTATATATAGGTTTGCTGAAAGAACAGCACCTATCATTACAGAAGAAACATCTTGGAATAAAGTAAACCTTGCTTCTGGACCACAGCTAGATTGGAGTGCAAACGATGATTGGACAGGTACAACATTATTAAATGTACCAGCTGGACACTTTAATATAGGAACACAATATACAATTGTTTCTGTTAATCACGAAATACCAGCAACTAGAATTGAAACAGGTGTAACATATAAAATTAAAACAGTAGGTACAACAGACTTTACTAAACTTGGAGCCGCTGATAACAACATTGGTACAGTGTTTACAGCTACGCTTACAGACGATACAACAGGTACAGTTACATTATCAACTGCTACAGACACTGACTTTACATTAGTTGGTGCTGCTAATAACACTATTGGCACTACGTTTACAGCAACAAGTGTTGGATTAGGCGATGGTAGAGCAGACGAAGTTAACTTAGCTAGCAAAGATCCTGGTGTAGAATGGACTTCTGCAGGAAGTCATAAGTTCAAAAACAACAGAACTAACTAAAAATCAACAGCAAATCACCATTGACAAAAGCCGATAAATAGTTTATTATATACATATATAATTATATAAAGGAGTAGTCTATGGACGAAAGACTTGAGAAGGCATTAGAGTTTAGTAATTATGCCTTAACAATTAATAACCAAAAACGTAACATTCGTAACAGAGTAGAACAATTACAAATTGTACACCACTTAGGCGGAGTGTTTAAAGCTGATCATGAGACTATTGGGTTTATTAAAACCTTAATTGATCTAGAACACAAACAGTTTATTGTAATTGATAGTAAACAAAATCCTATTACAGTTAGAAGTCTACAAGAATTATTTGATAAACTTATGGATGCATACACAAGTGCTACTACTGAATTTGAAATTGAAAACGAAAAGCTAAAGAAAGCACGTAACATTAAAAAAGTAATGGATTGGTAATGACTGAATACGCAGCTCCAAAGGGTGTTTGTTTCTTTGCTTATAACAATGATCAACTTGATTATGTAAGAATGGCATTGCTAACTGGCAAGTATGTTAAACAATACTTGAACTTACCAGTGTGCTTGATTACTGATGAGGGATCAGAAGCCTGGCTAGAACAAAGTAACCCACAAGAAGTTGTTGAAGAAGTGTTTGATTATATCGTTGTAACTAAAGACGAAATGAAATCAAATGCAAGACGGCACTATGACAGCCCGTGGACTGAGTTTTCTGCACAGTTTAATAACAGCAACAAACATAAAATTTATGAGTATAGTCCATTTGAAAAAACATTACTACTAGACATTGACTATATTGTTAAGTCAGATAAACTATTAAAGTACTTTGATGGTGATCATAATGTATGCATGTATGACAATGCATTAACATTACGTAACGAACTACCTGCTGATAGAGAGCGTTTCTTGTATGACGCTGGTATTAAGATGTGGTGGTCTACAGTTGTGTACTTTGATAGAAGTGACTTCAGTAAAATGTTTTTTGATACATGGGCTCACGTTGCAGACAATTATGAATTCTATCAATACTTATATAACTTTCCAAGCAAATTATTCCGTACTGATTATTGTGTTAGTATTGCAGTACACATACTATCTGGTATGACAGGCAACCACGACATGCTAGGAAACTTTGACAATACTTCAATGTATAACATGAGCCAAAAAGATGACATAATAGAAGCAGACAGTTTAACTGATTGGATATTTCTAGCACACAGTCCTAGAGAGCAATGGAAAAATATTTTAGTAAAATCAAAAAGCGATGTTCATGTTATGAACAAACGAGCATTGGGCAGAGCCTTGCCAAACCTAATGGAGAAGTTTGATGTCTGATGAAATAGTAATTGAAAAAGAAAACAAAGGTTATTTAATTCTTGCAATGCAAGACTTTGAATACGAACAAGCAGCCGCACTTGCATACAGTATTAAGATACATAACAAAGATGCTAGCGTAGCTATTGTAACAAACTACATGGATAGAATACCTCACCATCATCATGATGTATTTGATTACATGATTGATCTTCCTTATGGTAGTAATGAGACTACAGGAACAAACGAGTGGCAACTGTATTGGTGTACACCATACGTTCATAGTATGGTAATCAATT